GCAAATTTTCTAATCCATATGCGCAATAGGGCGGAATAAATACACTTAATGCATTAGTATTAATAGTATGATTAATCAAATAAAAACCCCAAATGAATTGCTGATGGAGCATGCGGGCATGGTGCCTGCGTCTGCGGGCATGGCTTATACGCCTGAGCAGATGTTGATGCAAGAGTCTGGAATGTTACCACATTACGGCGCAGGCGGAAAAATTGCTGGTATGGTTAATCATTTTTTACCTTTAGCAGAAAGTGAAGCGAATAAAGCCAAGTTTTTGTCTGAGAGCATAGTTAAGAACCCCGCATATCACGGCACGCAGGGCGACTTCAATGAGTTTAAGAGTGGGCCTCGAAACAGAGTTGTTAAAGGCATTTACTTTGCTGAAAACCCACAGACAGCCAACATCTTTGCCGGGCAAGGTCAAGGTGCCAACGTAATGCCTGTGCATCTGCGAATGCAGAACCCGGCAACTGAGATGGATATGGGGCGTATATTGGATGCCCTGCCCTACGAAGCCAAGCGCACAGCCGTACAGCGCACAGCACAACTTAAAAAGGCCGGGCACGACGGCGTCATTGTGAACAATAATGCCGAGGGTCAGAGCGGCAATAACTACTACATAGCTTTTGAGCCAACACAAATTAAATCAGCAATTGGAAATCGTGGAACTTACGACCTAAATGATCCAGATATAAATCATGCCGAAGGTGGTCGAATTGACAACTTGTCTCCTGCGGATATGGAAGCTGCGTTAATTTATAACAACCACACACCACCAAAATTTCATTTTGCTGAAGGAAAGTCAACAACGTTAACAGGTAATTCACCACAAGATTTAGTTTCTTGGAATGCCAGTGTTCCGCATACCATTCCAAAAATTGATAGACCAAAAGAAAACGAAATTATTAGTTATTTAAAAAGTAGATTACCAGAATCTGTAAAGAATGTGGCTAAAAAAGCCTCTGATGTTACATCAAAAGCAATACATGGTTTTGGTCCTGCTTTATCTGGATTGGAATATTTACAAGCAAGGGATGCAGCAAAACACGGAAATGCTGATGAGGCGGCTAAACATATTTATGGTGCAGCAACAAACTTTTTTGGTCCTGTATCAGCACAAATAGCACCGTCATACGAAGATATTTTAGAACTGGGAAGACATGCTATGGGAAATGACTTCCATGGTTTTGCATCAAAATTAAAAGATATTGGGGTAAATACATTAACGGCAGGTGGTATAAATAATTTAAATGCTGAAGAATCAATAAACAAAAATCAAAATTATGTTAGCCCATACACTGGATTAATGCTACCAAGTATGCAAAATGATGCGGCACAAGGTATGGCAAATCTTAGAAGCCAACCAGGTATTCAACGACAAATATATAGACAAGAAAATCCATTAAAAAGTTTTGATGTGGCTGACAGGCCTACAGATATAGAACCTGGATCACCATATAACTATGCATTTCATGAGGCAACACAGCCCACATTAACAAACAATAGATAACATGGCACAACCAAAAATACCGCTTCAAATGGGTGGCAACTTACCTGGATTGGATCAAACCAATCAGGCCGATAAAGAGACAAAGAAGGACTCAGAAATAACTGAGTATGAAGAAGAGTTTGGTCTTGACAGTAACGAGGCTGAACAAGAGGTTATTGAGCTGGATGACGGCTCGGTGGTTATTAACTTAAAAGAAACCAAGGGCCCTAAAGAGGACCCAGACTTTTATGCCAACATGGCGGATGAGTTGGATGAGTCGGTTCTTGATAAGTTGGCAAATGATTTTCTTGATTTTATAGATGTTGATAACGAGTCAAGAAAGCAAAGAGATAAGCAGTACGAAGAAGGACTACGTCGCACTGGATTGGGTAAGGACGCGCCCGGAGGCGCAACCTTTAACGGAGCCTCCAAAGTCGTCCACCCTGTTATGGCGGAGGCCTGCGTTGACTTTGCGGCGTCCTCAGCCAAAGAGCTACTCCCACCTGACGGCATTGTTAAGTCAAGCATTAAGGGTGAGGCGGATAGAGAAAAGGAGGAAACGGCGGACCGCAAGGTCACGTTCCTTAACTGGCAACTTACGGAGCAGGTGCCGGAGTACAGAGATGAGATGGAGCAGTTGCTCACTCAGTTGCCACTTGGCGGGTCGCAGTTCCTTAAATGGCGTTATGACGCGGAACAAAAACGCCCGATGTGTGAGTGGATACCGATTGACAACATTTTGTTGCCGTACTCAACGACCAACTTTTATACATCGCCGCGTGTTACTGAGGTGCAGGACATTACTGAGGATACGTACCTCACGCGCATTGAAAACGGCGATTACAGGGACGTAGACTCCAACTATTCATCCGACACGCCGCTCAACGACCAGACGAATTCAGAAAAAGCGAATGACAAGATCGAGGGCAAGGATATGCCGTCGAAAAACGTTGACGGGCTGCGCCGGGTTTATGAGATCACATGTTTTTTAAGGCTGCAAGACGATCCCGAGTCGGATGGCAAACGCGCGCCGTATATATTAACAATTGACGAGTCTAGTAGCAAGGTTTTGGCTTTGCGCAGAAACTGGGAAGCGAACGATGATAAACTCGAAAAACTCGATTGGTATGTGGAGTTCAAGTTCATTCCTTGGAGGGGTGCTTACGCTATCGGACTACCTCATCTTATTGGCGGTCTTGCCGCTGCTCTTACTGGGACTCTTAGGGCTTTGCTTGACGCTGCTCATATCAACAACAGTCAGACAATGCTTAAGCTCAAAGGTGGAAGAATATCTGGACAGAGCGATAGGATTGAACCCACTCAGGTAATCGAGATAGAGGGCGCGCCGGGTGTTGACGACATCCGCAAGATTGCGATGCCCATGCCGTTTAACGCGCCGTCTAGCGTGCTGTATAGTTTGCTGGGTTGGTTAACTGACGCGGCCAAGGGTGTGGTTACGACGGCGGAGGAGAAGATTGGTGATGTTAACCAAAATACACCGGTCGGCACAACACAGGCGCTGATTGAACAGGGCGCCAAAGTTTTCTCCAGCATTCATGCCAGGTTACACAGGTCACAAGCCAAGTCACTAAAAATTATCTCGCGTATCAACCACTGGTACTTGGATGAGATGGACAACGAGTGCGGTGAAGAGATTGAGATACGTGACTTTGCGTACAACAACGACATACGCCCGGTATCGGACCCCAATATATTCTCTGAGACACAGAGGCTGGCACAAAACCAGGCTATTTTACAAATGGCGGCCTCCGCGCCACCGGGCATGTTTGACTTGCGTGCGGTGTACCGCAGGGTGCTGCAGCAGTTAAAAATATCGGCTATGGACGAGATCTTACCTAACCCGTTGGGGGCCTCGGAGTCTAACCCGGCGCTTGAGAATGTGTCAATGACGATGGGAAGACCCGCGGCGGCCTACCCCGACCAGGACCACATTGCACACATTAAGGTGCACCTGGAGTACGCCAACAACCCAACGTATGGCGCAAGTCCTGTCATTGGACCGGTGTTCTCTCAACATGCGTTGGATCATATCAAGCAGCACTTAACGCTGCATTATTTGCAGTCTATGCGTTTGTTGGTCGCGCAGGCGTCTGGCGGCAAGGATGTTCTTGATTTGCACGCTGAGAAGGCGATTGACCAAGACGCGCAGCAGGCGCTTGCATTGGCGTCTCAGATGGCCAACCAAGATGCAATGCAGAACATGCAAGATATTACCCAGCAGGTTAACGCATTGGCTCAGAAGGTTGCACAGGCGCAACAGGCGCAGCAGCAAAATGCCGCGGCTCAAGACCCAACTGCGCAGGTTATTCTTAAAACTCAAATGGCTGAGACGCAACGCAAGGCGTCTGAGGCGCAGGCTAGTTTACAGTTTGAGATGCAAAAAGAGCAACAGGCTTACCAGATTAAGGTGGCTGAGTTGCAGCAAAAGATTCAAGATCTGCAGACCAAATACTCAACACAGTCACAAATTGACTCGCAACGTAATGCGACACAGATTGCCATGGCTGACATCAACAACTCGTCAAGAGAGAGGGTCGCGAGCATTACCGCTCAGGCGGGCCTAACATCTGACCAGATGGCTATGGCACATGAACAAAATCAAACAGCCTTAGAGGCGTCACATCAGGCACAAATGGACATTAATGAGCACGGGTTACAAATTGAGCAGCAACAGTTCCAACACCAGGCACAAATAGTTCAGCAGGCGGCCCAGCAGGCCAGACAGCAGGGTGTTCAGACCCAACAATCGGCTCAAAACCACCAACAGGCAATGCAACAACAAGACCAGGCACATCAGCACGCGCTAGAACAAATGCAGGCGCAACCACAGCAACCACAGCAACCACAACAACCCACTGAAGGACAATAATGGAAAAAGAACTCGGATACAAAAAAGCGTACAAAATGACAGGCACCCCTGGATATGCTGGGGACACATCAATCTCCAAAGTAGAAAACGGCCCGTCTGGTTCGCACCGCGACAACAACGCAAAGATTGGGCTAAGACAGGCCAAACTAGCCCCCGGGTCAAAGATTGGTCCAGGCAAGAACCTTAAGGAAGTTGGCCACGGTAACTTTTATTAATAGTTTAGGGCGACTTTTTAGAACTAATGCATTATTATTTATATGAGAGACCCAGTTTCAGAAATTATCAATCAGATTAAGATTGAAAAACAAAAACTGGCCGATGCCGTCACGGCTGGCGTGAATGTCAACTCATATACAGACTATCAGAGGTTGATAGGACGAATTGAGGGGTTTACAGAAACCCTGGACATCATCAATGAAATATTGACGGGGGATGAAGAAGAGTAAGCCGTATGGCTTTTAAGGAGCATGCCGAATGGCATCATTTGACTTTGACAAAAAGAACGAGCCTGATTTGAGATCTGAGCAGGAATGCTTTCCAGAGATTGATCCAGGTATTGAGGTGGCCGGAGACCGAGTTTTAGTTCAACTAAGGCGGGAGAAGACCACAAGTAAGGGCGGAATCATTCTAGTGGATGAAACCAAACAAACGCTGAGATTTAATGAAACGGTGGCCAAGGTCAAATTAATTGGACCGCTGGCCTATAAAAGCCCAGATACGCTCGAACCTTGGCCTGAAGGCCCCTGGTGTAAAGAGGGCGATCTAGTAAGAACCATTAAGTATGGTGGCGACCGTTTTGTTGTAAACCCAGATGATGGAGGTGCGCCGGTGGTGTTTATTACCATTCAGGCACGCGAGATCATATCCCGAATCAAGTCTTTTGAGTACGCCCAAAAGATGAGAGCGTTTGTAGATTAACTTTTGAAAGAAAAGTATGGCAGAAAAAGAACACAAAGACGTTCCTATTAAGGAACAAAACGATGGCTCAGTTATAGCCAAGGTTGAGGAAAGTCCTCAAGAAGAGTTTAACAACGAAGAGTTAAACAATGAAAAAAATCCTGAAGATCACGAAGATTCAGACGACAATGACCATGATGAAGGAAACAATTCTGACGACCATGGCGAGACTGAAGAAGAGCGTGAAAAAATTCGTGAAGGCAGACGAGAAGAGCGCAGGCTAAAGAAAGAGTTAGCAAAACAGCGTGAAGTGTCTGCCAGACACAAAATAAGTTCATTAGAAAAGCGCAACGAGGAACTGGCACAGCGGTTAGCCCGTTTAGAAAACGGAGCAGCATCGTTAAGACTTTCGCAAATTGACAAGGCAGTAGAGGACGAGGCTACTAGAGTCGAATATGCGAAGATGAAGATGTTGCAGGCGGCCCAAACAGGTGACGCAGCGGCGCAAGTAGAGTATTTGGAACAGTTGACTGATGCAAAACAGCGACTTAACCAAATGCAGCATTATAAGAAACAACAGCTTGAGGCGGCACAAAAGCCAAATCAAAACGTACCAACGCCAATGGCCAGGGAGGTGCAAGAGAATGCAAACACCTGGCTTAAAAAGAATTCGTGGTACGACCCTCAAGCAAGAGATACAGACAGTAGGATTGCCAAGGTAATAGATCAAGAGTTAGCGGCCGAAGGATGGGATCCGTCAGATTCCGAATACTGGTCAGAACTCGACAATCGTTTATCAGCTAGATTGCCACACAGATATACAAAGTCTGGTGGCAGTGCCCAAAGACGGTCAGCGGGTCCAACCGCATCCAGTCGGGTTTCCAACGAGTCAACTGCAAGGCCAAACACAATTACGCTGAGTCGTGAGCGTGTGAACGCCATCAAGGATGCAGGGGCTTGGGACGATGTTGATAAACGAAACAAAATGATCCGGGCGTATGCGACATACGACCGCAATAATAAAGGGTAATCCAAATGGCAAACACAAGAATCAAAAGGGACTTAGATGATCGCCTAGCAGATCGAGTCCAGGAAGTAGCGGATCGTAAATTAATTACTGATCCAGATGGTGCAGCTCGAAGGGAACGCCTGGATGCGTTTAGAGACAAGTGGGCTAATAGTGCACTACCAGATTTACCCAATGGAATTATTCCAGGGTTCCATTTGTGTTGGTTGTCACAGACTAACACATATGACACTATCGACAAACGAATGGCGTTAGGATATGAGCCAGTGAAAGCCTCCGAATTAGGTGCGGGCTTTGATGCGCTAGGCAAAATGACCTCCGGCAAGTTTGAAGGATGTGTAACATGTAACGAGATGGTTCTTTTTAAATTACCGGAAGACGTTTACCAAGAAGTAATGCGCATGTTGCATCTTGAGGATCCCCTTGAGCATCAACGCAATATCACCGCACAAGTGCGTGAGACGGCAGAGAGTAGGCGCGGTGGGCGTTCTTTATTGGAAGGCGGACTTTTGGAAATGGAAAAAGAAACACAAAAAGCGAATAATAAAAATATTCGTTTCCAATAATCTTCAAATACAAAGGAAATTGACAATATGTCAGCAGTATACCAACCCTTTGGCCTGAAGCCTGTATATCATCCAAGCGGTTTAGATCGTGCGGTTCCATTTGTTGGAACTAACGTCTACAACGCTGGAACGACTTACACAGCTCCTTACACTTTAAGTAGTGGCCAATCTTTTTATCAGTTCCAACCTGTTGCTTTAACAACAGCAGGCGCTTTAACAATTGCCGCACAAGCAGCATCAACTGGCGCAGCTAACCGCATTTATGGCGTGTTTAACGGCGTTGAGTACACCAACTCTGACGGACGTAGAGCAGTGTCTAAGTATGCATCTAAAACAACTTTAGACGCGTCTACTAACATTGTATTCTGGATCTTCTCAGACCCAGCACTTGTTTACGAAGCCCAAGTTAACGGCTCAGTAACAACTGCAGGTATTGGCACACAGTACAACTTTGACACAACCACAGGTTACACAGTAACTGACGGTACATCGTTTACTGGTGGAGCTGGATTCTCTACAACTGGTTTGCTTGCAACCGCTGTTACTACTGCAGCTCAAGGCCAGGTTCGCGTAGTTGGATTAGGACGTGAAGCAGCATACCCAGCAAGTAGCGGAACATATCCCGTTACAAACGCTTGGGGTGACGCATACACTGTTGTCCAGGTACAAATTGCTAACAACATGTTTGCTGCCGCATCGGTATCAATCTAATATAACGAAAGGATAGAGCTATGGCAACCCCAATGCGCAGTACGGACTTTCGTGCGGTAGTCGAACCGATTATCAACGAAGTTTTTGATGGTGTTTATGAGCAACGCGATGACGAGTGGAAAGGATTTGTAGACCAGATTCAAGGTATTCCACGTAACTACCACGAAGAGGTAATGCTTTATGGTATGAACGCAGCTCCTGCAATGCCTGACGGCACTCCAGTGAGCTACGATCAAGGTGGTACATTGTATATCACACGTTTTATTTATCAAATCTTTGGTTTGGCTTATGCCCTTACTAAAGTGTTGATGGAAGACGGCGATCACATTCGTATCGGTTCAACCTTTGCAAAGCACTTGGCTCAGTCTATGATTGAGACTAAGGAGACTTTGTGTGCTAACTTGTTAAACTTTGCGTTTACAAGTGGCTATATCGGTGGTGACGGTTCTACATTGGTTTCAGGCCAACATAACGTAGCAAACGGTAGCTCATTCAGCAACCAGTTGTCTACAGCCGCATCACTTAGCCAGACGTCTGTTGAGCAGTTGCTCATTCAGATCCGTTCTGCTATCGACAACAACGGCAAGCGCATTCGTTTGAAGGCAGAGCAGTTGATTGTTCCACCTGCACTTGAGTTCCAGGCTGAGGTTATTCTCAAATCTGTACTCCGTTCAGGTACAGCGGACAATGACTTGAACCCTATCAAGTCAACTGGTATGTTACCAAAAGGCGCACACGTTGTTACACGTTTGAGTTCTTCTAAGGCATGGTTTATCCAAACTGATGCTGAAAACGGACTCATGTTGGTAATGAGACGCCCAATGGAAAAATCCATGGAAGGCGATTTTGAAACTGACTCCATGCGATACAAGGCGACAGAGCGCTATGCAACAGGATGGCACGATGCTCGTAACATTTATGGAACAGCAGGACTATAAGTCTTGACAGGCAATAAAAAGGCTCACTCACAAGGTGGGCCTTTTTTACTTATTGGTTTTATTTGTCATTAAACTTTAACACAAGGAATTAAAATGGACTTAACAATTGAGCAAAACGGCATTCGTTTAAGCATTGAAGCTAACTTTGATTTGGATTTAACTTTTGTCCAAGACTTTATGGATTCTTTAATTCCTGTAATTGAATTTGAATTTAACGAAGCTGAGTACGATGAAGTT